GCTGCCCGGTGGGGCCGCGCGTGACGGCGGCGGTGTGGCGGCCCAGGCCGAGGCCTGGGGTCACGTCAGCGGCGGCGGGGGCCTTGGGGGCCGCCTTGAACGCCTTGAGCGCCACGAGCATCTCCGCCTTGCTCGGCTTCTCACCGAGGAGGGCCTTGACGTCGGTTCCCTTGGGGGCGGCGGCCTCGACGGCCTCCTGGAGGGCTTCCAGGTCCGCCTTCTCGAACTCGGCGACCTGCGCAGTCAAGGCGGTTGCCTTGGCTGCTTCGGCCGCGAGAGCGGTGGCGTGTTCCGTGGTCTGCTTCAGGGCGTTTGCCTCCAGGGCCGTCACTTTGGCCTGGAGCGACGCCACAAGTTCCTTTTGGTCGCACATGGGGGTCATCTCCTTTGCGTCAATGCCCTGGAGGGCAAGGACTTGGAAGCCTGCCGTCAAGGCGGCGAGGCCGATGCCACATCCGGCGCTATCGGAACAGGCGCCGTTGGGCAGGATGGCGCAGCCGGTGAGGACTGCATCCACGACGCGGAAGTCCCAGAGGGCTTTCTCCTCCGGCGTCGCGGCGGGGGCGAGGACGACGGCGTCGAGTTCGACGCTGACGTTGGGGACGAGGCCGGCGGCTTGGCGGGCCTCGATGAATCCGATGGCGTCCGTGTAGCGTGGGCGCTTCTGTTGGAGCACGAGGTTCGCGCGCAGGCGGACGCCCTCGTCGTCCATGCGGAGTTGCGTGAGGATGCCGACCTCATCGAGGACAGTTTTCTTGTGCTCCAAGTTGACGGGCTTGCCCTCGCCGCCGGGCGCCATCCGCACGAGGACTTCGCGGGGGAAGAAGATGCGTTCGCCATCCGGGTTGCCGATGCCAGGCTGGAACACGCCCTCTCGCAGGATGACGGCATCGAATTGGCGGTCGCCACCGATTTCGTCCGGCACGAACGTCAACGCGATGGCGCGGATGGAGAGCCGACGCTGAGTAGTCGCCTCGGCGGCAGGCTGGGCCTGTGCATCCATCCCTAACTGAAGAAAGGTGGTGGTTGCTATTTCACTTCTTCGAGACGACGCGCCGCATGATGTCGGCCGCCTTGCCCGTGACTTCATGGAATGCGGGCCGCAGGAATGGCTGGGCCGGGACACCGCCTGGCTCGGCGCTGTGCCTGTACCACGGCGGCGTCGGGCCGGGGTCTGTGCGTTGGCCTGTCTGCATGGTGCCGAACTCCTGAAAGGCAGCATACTCGACATTGGTCTTGACGAAGGCGCCTTCCCTGTCCTCGCCGGCCTCGATGCTGCCGCGTAACCGGCCCTCATCCACGGGGGCCTTGGGTTTCGCTCGGCGCTCCATCTCGAAGGCGATTTCGAGGGCTCCGGCGCGGACGTTCTTGTCGTTGTAGGGGTTGGCCTTCATGAGGTCCCCGACTTTGCGCGTGATGGTGGCGCCCAGGCGAAGCGCCACGAGTTACTCCAGTTCCATGTGCGGCCGGAACTCGAAGGCGCCATGGATGATGCAGGTGCCAGTATTCGGCTCTGCGCCAGGCACAAGCGTCTTGCCACACACCGGACAGGCCAAGGGTTCCATGCAGCGACATGCTGGTTCATCTGCCTTAACGGTTCGCTTCCCGGACCAAGGCGACGAGTCGGTCTCGGCCCCTATTCCACCCTCCTTCGAGGGCGGAGGCGTGCGCGTCCTCCTCCCCAATGAGGCCGGAGATGGAGTGGATGGGCACGGCCAGGCCGAGGGTTTCAGCGAAGGCGTCGCCCTTCTCAGCATCCTCGGGGACCTCGCCGTCCTTGACTGGCGTGAGGCGCGTGACTGGTGCGATGGCGCAGCGGCAGCCGGGGTCCCACGGTGGCGCCAACTTGCCGGCTGCTGCGCCGCGCGTGAAGGGCGTGTCGAGTAGGGCGACCTCGCCGTGGGCTGCGAGGTGCTCGGGGCGGACGCGGTCGTCCAGCGTGGCGATGGCTTCTCTGCCGCGCACGACTCCGCTCTTGCGCCATCCCTGGTAACGACCCCAAGAGGCGGCACGGTTCGTCTCCGTCCTGGCGATGGTGTGGACGGTGGCGACGCGGCCTTCCAGCACGGCGTCGAGGCGCTTGGTGATGTCAGCCACGCCTTCACCGGAGCGGACGCCGTCGAGGAGTTCCTGCTGGACGAGGATGCTGGTCTTGGCCGTCAATGACCGAATGCTCCTGAACTCGAACTCCCGGATGAACGCCTGCGCACGCGGGTCGTAGAGGTCGTTGATGCGCAACTCGGCCTCCGCCTTCCCGGCCCCCAAGCGGAAGCCGCGCGCGCTGAAGCGTCGCGCGATGGCGATGAGGTCCGCTTGGATGACTGCCCAGGCCTCCAATTGGAAGCGGTCTGGCGGGGGCACGATGCGCGCCACGCTTCACGCACGGCGGCGAAGGGTTTGAAGGCGCCGGAGCAGCCACGGCTCCAAGTCCCAATGCGTCCACTCCTCGTAGGCGATGCGGCCCTTGCGCGCGGGGCCACCGACGATGCTGCCCGGTGGCCACTCGACGTCGACGTCAACTGGCAGGTGGCGCACCTTGCTGGCCTTGGCCTGGTGTGCCTTGTCCAGGCGCTGGGCGCGCGACGGCGCCGGGGACTCGGCCGTCGGGGCCTTCCTGGACGGGCGGCATGAGCATCTCCGGTTCCTCCTCGAAGTCGTCCTCTCCAACCTCCAAGCCGGCCAGGCGGGCGGCGGCCTCCCGCGTGAAGCCGCCGTTCCGGAACAACGTGAACGCCGTGCCAGCATCGCGTGCGGCGAGGGCCATGGAGGTCTTGCTCATGGGTTGCTCTGCCCACTTGATGTCGAACTCCTCCTCTGATTGCAGGATGAGGGCCGAGACGATGCGCGTGAAGAAGGGCTCCAGGATGATGATGCGGGCCTGGTGTTGGTCTGAGCGGTAGTCCTCCAGGTTCGTCTCGCTGCCCGTGACGGCGCCGGCTTGGGCGCCTTCCAGCATCATGACGGGGATGCCGATGCCCGCCGCTTCCGACGACTTCCAGCCATCGTAGTAGTGCGACGGGTCGAGCGTGACGGGGTTGAGTTGCTGGAAGGTTGTGCGCTCGTCCGTGACGTAGCCCCTGACGAAGTCGGGGTCGTTGACCATCTCGGTCGTCTCCTCGATTTCTCCGGCGTGTGCGTCCTTGACGGTGGCGTGGACCTTCGGCTGGCCCGCATTGTAGACGACCTCCCCTGAGCCTTGGTCGCCCTTCACCTTCGCCATCGCGGCGTGGTAGACGACCTCGACGGTGCTCTTGGCGTGGCGGTAGCCGGGGAACCGGAAGAAGAAGAAGTGGTGGTAGCGGTCTGGGTGCAGCACAACGCTGCCTGTGCCGAGGTTCTCCTGGACGAGGTAGGGCACCACGCCCGACTCCTCCACGACCTCCTGGAAGGAGATGGTGACGGGGTCGATGACGTGGACGGCGACGGGCATGCTGCCGGGCTTGACGGGTTGGTCACTTGGCTGGTTGTCGTCCCACTCGATTTCCACGAGGCCGTCCCCGTGCAGGTGCGCCGCCATGAGGGCGTCCCGCACGAGCGACATGGTGCGCGTCTTGCGCAGCCACGCCTGCACGAGGTCGTCGTTGTCGTGCTTGTCCTTCGAGCCGGGCTTGACGACGGTGAAGCCGTGCTTGACGAGGTCGCCGGTCTGCTTCAATGTGCCGCGCCATAGCCAGGGCTCTTGGCCGAAGAGGCCTTCGCGGATGGCGTAGGAGAGGCGATTGGTGCGGGCTGCGCGTAGGCCGGGGCGGCGTGCGGCTTCGGTGAGGCGCTTGAGGCTGACGCTCCTGGTGTCCTTGCCGGCGAACTCGGTGCCGCGCTGGACGTCCGACGGCTGGGCCTCCTGCATGTGGAGAGCAAGTCCGGCGGCCCTGAAAAGGCGCTCGGGTTGAAGCCGGGTCGCCCCCAAGGGGGTGAACGATGGGGATGCGTGCGCTGCCCGGCCAGCGGGAGCCACCCGCTACGAATCACACACCGGCGGCGACGCGGGGGGCTCCGGCCCGTCGCCGAGTATCGGATTCTGGCGGGGCACTTGAGAGCGTCGGTTCAAGTCAATTTGTTTGTGGCGTGGCGGCTGGGTTGCTGCCGTGACGGGGATGCGGCCGAGCATGTCACTCGGCCTCGCAGTCGGGGGCGTGGTTGCTCCAGGTCTGGAGGCCATC